CACCCGCGCTGTTCAATTGCGAGACGACTTGGAAGCGCGTGCCGTCATAGACGACTACCACTACCTCGCCGCTCTTGATGTCACCCGCAGCAAGGGCCACAGACCCGTCACGGGTCACAGCCTTTGCACCGAGCGAGTCGATGTTGAGCGTCACCGCGCCCGTGTTATCGCCCGTAGCGACGAAGTAGAACATCTGTCCGGCAGCGTAGGCGGCAACCACAGGCGCACCCACAGCCGTGATGGTGTCCGTTCCAGAGACGCTTGTAAGCAGTTTGGTGACCGTAGACTGTACCTGCGACAGGTTCGCAGAGTCCGTGGCGGCAGAGCCGACCCCAAGCCCCGTGAACTTGTAGGTGGACATCGGGATGTTGGCGGTAACCGTCGTCTGACCGTCCTTCGTGATGGCGGTCGAGAGGCCGGTGGCAAGGTCAGCCGTCAGGGCGTTGAACGCCGTGGACGAGATGACGGTACCAGAGACGACAGGCTGGCCTGCCGTGTTAATCAAGAACGTCCCCGAACCATTGAAGGCCATGTTAATTACTCCTGTTCTTGTTCGCGTTGGATTTGCGACAACTGCGCTGCCAACATTCTAGCGGTGTATGGGTCAACCTTACCGGCTGCGCGTTTTGCCCTATCCACGGCAAAACCAAGATTGGGATTGCGGCGCACAAGTTCCGTACCGTATCTATCCAATGCTTGTGCTAATTTGTAACCGGGACGAATTGCTGCACCAGCAGCGTATGCTGCTTCGCCAACAACGCGAGGCATGGTTAAGGGGGCGGCAAGCAAGGCTTTGGGGGTTAAAAAGCCCGCGCCAAGTGCTGCAACGCCAGACCCCGTACCAGACAATGCACGGGGAAGCGCAGACGACATGGCTTGACCTGCAAGCATCGGGAACAAATCAGTTGCCCCCGCTGACTCCAATTGTCGCCCAAGTTCAACCCGCTGCCCATAGTTGGTATTGGCGTTGTTGCGGAAAATGGACTGCAACTTGCGAAGTGTGGTATCTGCTTGAGCAGTATTTTTCAGAGACAGAGAATACTGTAGTTCTCCAATAAGTTTGCTGGCATCTTCATATTCAGCCATTGCCTTAGCGTAATCAGGTGCTTGCCGAGCAACTTCGCCACGCACCGCTCCGTAAATCTCATCCGCAGCGTTATGGGCAGGCGAACCGTATTCCAAAGAGTCGCGGATTTCGCCAATGCCTTGCTTCAGTTTGTCCATGCCTTCCGGCGTGTGAAAATCGGCAGGGTTTTGCAATTTCCAAGTAGAAATAAGTTTGTCGATTTTTCCCCAAGCCTTTGCTGCTTCGGGTCGAAAATTTACGCCTTTGAATGAACCTCTATTTTTGACAGCGTTTACTGCTTTGTCGATGTCCGCAAAATCTAAAATTGTTTTATCAGCGGTAACTCCAGCCATGTTTGCGCGATAATCAGCGGCTCTTTGTTGCCGCAGCGTATTCAAACCTTTACGCGCTTCATTAACAACAGCATTTTCTGGAGCCTTGTTTCGCATTTGTCCAGTAAACGCTTCTGCGCGTTGCCCTCCAACCATGCCCGACCGCGCTGCTTCTCCAACCGCAGCGCCACCCGTTCCAGTTGTAAAACCAAGAGCATTTGCCAAAGCCTTGCCGGGAAGGGCAGGAACCGCTTTGGCGGCGGCTACGATTGGGCGAATGGGGTCGATAGCACGCCCAACTTGCGCGACACGCTCTCCGGTTCTGCTGACCGCTCCGGCAGTTCTTCCAGCAACTTGAGGAAGTTTTGCAACCGCGCTGCCAGTACCAGTTAAAACTCCAGACAAGTCTGCTACAACGCCAACAGGGTCAGTTGCAATGCTTTCTTTCAAAGCATCTTCGCTGCCATATCTATCAAGAGCATATTTGCCTAATGCAGTAAACGCTTGTCTTTGCTGTGGGCTTCCCGTTGCAGCCAACGAGCCAACAGCACGCAAAGTTGTACCGGGATTGCGAAGAACATCTACAAACCCCATCGCCATGTTCTTTGCGCTGCTAGGAATGTTAGTAACGGCTTCCCCAGCCGTTTCCATCCAAGTGCGCTCACGCTTTGCAGGCTGCTCGGCAAGGTGCGGATTTTGCCGAATTACCTCGGCACGAACCTGCTCGTCCGTTGCTCCCGAAGGGCCGTCAATTTCGTAAAATTTGCCGTCTGGCGCGGCAATTCTGTAAGTTGGCATTATCGCACCTGCTGCGCCTTGCCCCAACCTTTAGCGGGATTAACCGTGCTAGGTGGCGCAGATTTGTTAAAAGAAGCAGCAAGGTCTCTTACGGCTTTTTCAAGTTCTGGAGTCCATGCAGCGCCAGTTCTTTCTTTTGCTTGTGGGATAAGTTCAAGCAATTTTTTACTTTTTCTTTCAATTGCGGCGGCATCGTCAGTAAGCGTCGGGGTTAATCCGCGTTTTGCATTGATAAATTGTTGGTCGGTATAAGCAGCGCCGGTTGCAAGAGTAAGAAATGCATCAAGAAGGTCTGATTGTTCGCCAACAACAATTTGACGCTGCGGACTTCTTGCAGCGTTTGCAGCCTCGTCGCTTACCATTCCAGCCGCAAATTCTTGCACGCTTGGTTTTATTGCAGAAGGGTCTTTTTCAATAGCGCGTTGAATAGCGTTTGCTGCATTTACAATGCGACCAACATTCCACCCAGAGGTTGCCTCAGAAACTGTGGGCGGAGTTTCTTTACCAGAAGGAGGCGTATATCCCGGCAAAACAGGCGGACGAATCTCTTTCTGAATAGCCGCCATTAGAATCTTTCGTCTGGGGTCGTCTTCTTTAAAGTTTTCCAATTCATTCATTAGTTTTGAAATGTTAGACAATGGCTCGGGCTTAAGAGGCTGGTCGCGCATCTTTAGCACGCCAAAGTTGCCCGTGCGTTGATACTCCGCAAGGCTTTCCGGCGTAAAATCAGCAGGGCTAACTGCGCCAATCTCCGGTTGTTTCGGCTGCATTGCCCCGTACTGCATCTGCCCGATTTTCTGCACAAGCGGGTTCTGGCTAGTCAGCATCCCCTCAAGGGCAAGCGCACGCTTTTGTTCAGGCGTAAATTCAGCCTTGTATTGAGGATTGGCAAGCAATGCGGCAATGCGCTGCGGGTCGGTTTCTCGACCCGTCTTTGTCTGCATATAAACTTGGTCTTCCTCGGGCCTGCGACCCAACTTCACTTGCGGAACACCCTGCGGCATCATCTCTGGGGTAGGCGCAGGCATGGCCGTTTTACGATATTGGATGCGCCCATCGACCAGTTCCGGCGTTCCCATCTGCTCAATGTCTTGCAGCGCAACTTCGCCCAACGTCATCGTTTTGGCAGGCTCGGTCAGCGCACGCAGGAAATCCCGCGCTTCACGGGTTTGCGTTTCCATTGCGCTTTTCTCGGCTTCTTCTGCCTTACGTTCGCCACGGGCGGCGAGGAACGCTTGCAGACCCTGCACCAAAGGCGCTGCGGAAGGAATAGGGGCGTTCTGAACGTCCCCCGGCTGGTATGCCTGCTGCGCCATCATCTCGGCCATACGGCGACGACGGCGCGCCTCGGCGGCTTGCCGTTGATACTCGTTGGGAAGCACAAAGGCCGAGACTGTTTTGTAGCGTTCGTCAGCCATTCTCAAACCCTCCACGGTCGGGGCCACCCTGCGGGTTGGTCATCCCCGGCGACTTCGGCATCTTCGGGTACTGCCGCAAAAACTGACGCGGCGCACGGTTAATGTCCGCAGCGTTTTGCGGGGGCGAATACTGCATATCCGTCTGCGCCCCTGCGTTGTTGCTGATTTGCTGGCTCTGACCCTGCATCTGGAGCATACGCGCCATGCGTTGACCGCGACCGCCGTTCATCATGGGGGGAGCGTTAAAGGTTTGGTAGGGGGTTCTCATATTTTCTTACCCGAAGAATTTGGAAACACTACCCGCTTGCCCAATGCCGCCACCTAAGCCGCCAAGCACGCTACCGTACAGCCCCATCTGCGCGTTCTGGCGCGCAATCTGGTTCTGATAGTTTTGCTGCGCGAAGTTACCCGCCGCCTGCGTAGCGCCGAAGATGGGAGCCGCCCCAACCTCTGCGCCCTGATACGCTTGGAACTGCGGCATCTGCACCTGTGCGCCGCCCATGATGGCTGCGACCTCGTTAAGCGGAAGCGCCCGAAGCGCCAACTGCTCTTGCAACGCTGCCTGACGCTGGGCGTTCTGGAAGTTTGCCGCCGCCTGCGCTTGGTTGAACCCTTGCGCTTGGAGTGCCGCTTGAGCCTGCGCCTGCTGCAACGCCGCCTGTTGGTTCTGGGCAAGCGCCGCGTTGTAAAGCCCGGCAATGTCCATGCCCTGACCAAACTGCTGCGCCGCAGCCGCGTTGTACGCGCCCTGCGCCCCAATGCCCTGTTGGAAGTTCTGCGCGATGGCGCGGTTAACAGCATCTTGTGCCTGTTGCCCCATGCCAAACTGCGCTTGCGCGGTCTGTTGTCCAAATTGTCCCGCAGCAACAGCCTGACCAAACCGCTGCGCCTGCGCGGCCCGAGCAGCCTCATCAGTCGCCATTGCTTGGCCAAAGTTCTGTGCGATAGCACGGTTGACAGCATCTTGCGCCGCTTGACCCGTCTGGAAGGAAGCCATCTGCGCGTCTCGACCAAACTCACCCGCCGCAAGCCGCTGCGCGAACTGTTGCGCCTGCGCGGCGTTGGCGAACTGCCCAGACTGAAGCGCAATCTGCGCGTTTTGAGCAATAGCGGCGTTCTGCGCCTGCTGCGCTTGCTGTCCCATCTCAAACTGCTGTCCCGCCAACGCAGCGCCGACTTGCGTCCCTGTCACAGCCTGACCAAACCGTTGCGCTTGTGCAGCCCGCGCCGCCTCGTCAACCGCCATCGCCTGCCCAAAGTTCTGCGCCATCGCTGCGTTCTGCGCTTGCTGCGCCTGCTGCCCGGTCTGGAAGGCCATCAACTGACCCTGCCGACCGAACTCACCCGCCGCCATGCGCTGCTGGAAGTTCTGCGCTTGCGCTTGATTTGCCATCGCCTGCGCGGCCTGCGCTTGACCGAAGTTCTGCCCGATGGCCTGATTGCCCGCCGCCTGATTCTGCATCGCCGCTTGGAATGCCGCCAACTGCGCCTCGTTGCCAAACTGCCCCGCTTGCGCCCGTTGCCCAAACGCTTGCTGTTGCGCTTGGTTTGCAGCAGCCTGCCTAGCCAATTCGTTCTGGAAATTTTGTTGCGCTGCTGCGTTCTGCGCTGCGGTGGCCTGTTGTCCCGCGCCAAAGCCCGCCAAAGCCGCTTGGTTGGCAAAGCCACCCAACGCCTGCGCCTCGCCCAAGCCCTGCTGACGCGCCGCCATATCAAGGTTCAAGCCCTGCAACGCCGCTTGCGTCCGAAGGTCGTTTTCCTGCTGCTGCTGCTCGGTGATGGCAGCGCCATACGCCTCGCCGCCACGCACCAAGCCCTGATTCGCCAACTGCGTTTCAAGTTGCGACCGTTGGCGCTGCAACTGCGGGTCGAGGCGCGACATAATCGCCTGTTGCGCCGTCATACCGGCGTTTACAGGCATCGCGGCAAGGCGCGAGGTATCCAACTGCCCCTGAAGCGTCGGGGCCGTAGGCCCGCTTTGCATCGCCGCAGCAGCGCCCGGTGCGCGGGCAACATCGCCCACCCCCGTCAAGTCGTACTGACCGCGAAGCGACGGAGCGCCTACGCCACCCTGCGCCGCGCCAAAAGCACCGCCACCCGGCCCGCCACCCGCCATGCCAAGCCCGGAAGCATCAAACGAGGACGCGCTAATGCCAGAAGGGCCACCTTGCGCCATCCCGAACTGCCCCGGCGTAACATTGACTTGCGCCCCGCCAACGCCAGACAAATTCAATCCTTGCAGCGTTCCAGCCGCAGGGCCACCCTGCGCCGTGCCAAACTGGCCTACGCCTGTTTGCACGCCACCAATACCGCTCGTATCCAAGCCCTGCAAGTTGACCCCGGCAGGGCCGCCGCCGGCCATACCAAACTGGCCTGCGCCAACCCCTGCTTGCGCCGTTCCGACTCCCGCAAGGTTCAATCCCTCAAGGGTCGCCGGGGCGGGGCCACCCGCAGCCATGCCGTACTGTCCCGCCGTGGGGCCGAAGTTGACCGGGAGCGCCGACACGTCCGCGCGCGCCTGTCCCTGCAACTCGGGGGCGGTCGGCAGGTTGCCGTAGCCGCTCAACTGGAACTGCTGCGCCGGAAGCCCTTGCGGGGTGAAGTTTGTGCCGTAGACGCTCTGCACGCGCCCGATGGCCTGTTCGCCAAGGCCGGAGAGCGCACGCTCGACCCGCTGCTGCGCCTCAAGGGTCGCCTGCGCCTCGGGGGTGAGATATTGCTCAATCGTCGGGGTGTCCAAGTCCACCATCTCGGTGAACATCTCGCGGGTGGGCATTACATCGCCCATGTACTCCCCGCCACCGTAATTCTGGAACCGCGCCGCACCCGGCCCCATGCCGGACGCATCAAAGCGACCGCCGCCGATAAGCATGGCAGTAGGAACCTGCGCTCCGGTAGGAAGCGTGGTGAAGTCGGTTCGACCGCCCTGCGTGTATGCGCGGTCATCGCCCATTTCCAGAGCCTCGCGCCGCGCAGCAGGCATACCGCCAGCCTTTGACGCCATAGGCTCGGGCGACACGCCGAGGTCAACGCCCCCGCCATACATACCGCCGCCCATCTCCATGCGCTGACTGCCACCACCGGGCTGCATCGCGCCGCCGCCAATGCCAACGGTTTGAGGTGCGGCAGCCGTAGGAGCCTGCGGCTGACGCGACCGCCAATCAGCCATCGCAGCGTCATACGCAGCGCGGTTAAACTGCGGACGCCCGTAGGTCACACGCTGACCGCCAAGCGGGGTGATGACGTTGGGGTTGGAGAGCCGCGCAGTAAGGCGCGCCGCCTCTAGGTTGGCGATGCCCTGCTGTTGTGCCGCGCCTGCGTAGTCAGGCGCTGGCGGCGGTGCCGGTGATTTTTTGCCCATAACGGTGTCCTAAATAACGACACGCATCGCGTGTCATGGTCAGGAAAACAATATCACCGTCGGTGTCGGCGTCTTTGATTCGCGCTTCCTCGGTGAAACCCATTTTACGCACAAGAGTCAACGCTTTCGCGTTTTTGCTGCCCACGGGGGCGATGATTTTGTCAACCCCGCAGACGTTAAACGGATAGTCAAACATGGCGGCAAGGTAAGCCGGGGTTAAGCGGTCAGCGATGGCGATGTGGCAGACAATGCTGCGCCCGTTCCAATTCTCGTAGACCACGCCGCCGACCAGTTTGTCGCCCTTACGCAGCCCGATGGCGTTGGAGCGTTCGGCGTGATACCCGCCGCCCGTGATGTCGCATACCCATTCGCCCACCTCGGGGCCGCTTGTTATATGCCAGCCCATCCGAGTTGATACACCACGTCAGTTGAGGCCCATTGGATAGCCAATTTCTTGCTGCTGCTCTGGAACTGGATAGCCCCGCAGTAGCCGACTCCGGTCACGCCTTGCCAGTTGTTCTGTATTTCAAGGTCTGACCCCCAAACGCCCGTGTCCCACACGGCGGTGTCCCAGAACGCCGTAGTCGGCGGCGTAAATGACACGGGAGCCACGTTATCGGCAATATTAAAATCAACATTGATGCCCACCGTCACCGAAGGCGTGCCGTTGCTGAAGATGGAAGGCCGCGCGCGCGTAAAAATCTTCTTTACGCCGCGCGTTTCAAAGTAGTTAAAGGCTTGCAGTATCCGACCGTTGATGTTGTTGGTGTCGTCGATGTAACCATCGCTGCCAGCCGTCCACGCCCTTGCTACAAAGGTTGCCGCGCCAAAGTACGGCGTGTCGTCAAGCAACCCAAAGTGAAAGGCGTTCCAGCCCGTGAACTTGCACCACGCCTTCGTGATGTTGTTCATCACAAACTGTTCCTGCGCGCCTTCGCGCACCGGGACATTGACGATAAGGGCGTTGTTCTTCGGGTTGTACAACATACACCACCCAAAGTTGTCCCTATACGCCGCAGCAGCCGCCGCAAACGCGCCCTGAATCTTGTCCGACAGCGCGATGTTAGGGTCGAGCCGCGAGGATTGCAGCGCCGATGCCATCGGAATCAACCCATCAAGCGTCAACACCAAGAGGTCGCCGCCGTACTTCATCAGGCAGCGGTTGCCAATAGGCGCGCCCACAATCCACACGCCAATCAAAGCCCATGTGGACGCAGATGAGGGGTCGGTGCCACGGTAGACAATGACCTCGCCCTTGTCGGTGACAAATACGAGGTTGTCATCCACGCCGTAGCCAGCGTCAATCGTCCACGATGCCATCGACACCAACACGCCGCCGAGGCGCGCAATGGATGACAGGTCGAGAACCTGCGCCGCGCCGCCAACGCTAGAGGTCGGCAGGTACCACGCCTTGAGCGTGTCCTTCTGGATAAACCACACACGGTTCTTGAAGAGCGTCGGAGAGTTGAGCGTGGTGGTCGTGACGCCCGTGATGGCAGGCGTAGATGCGCCCGTGATGCTCGTCCATGTGGTGCCGTTGTAGAGGTACGGCGTGTTGACCCCGTTGGCGGCGTACAGGTAGTTGCCGCCTGCGGTCGTGACGTTGGTGTATTCCCACTTGGAGTTGGTCAGTCCGCTGACCGCCGCCGCGCCAATAGCACCCGCAGATGTAGCGTTGTAGAACTTGCCATCCGACACCGCCCACAACTGGTCAGAGGTGCCGCCGCTGTAGGTCATCAGGGTTTCCACATCGTCGGGGAACCCTGTGGCGTGCTTCACATAGCCGCCGCGCAGGATGACGTTGGACACGCCGGGGAAGTAGTTGTCCAACTGCACGGCATCGGTGGGTGCCATGTTGGCGAGAGAGTCGCGCGCGTTCCACCCGCCCACAGGCGACGGCAGGCTTGCGACATTGGCCGCAGCGCGCTGTACCAGTCTGCGACGGGCGACGGCCATCAGTTCTCGTACCCGTAGCCAGAGTCGGGGATGTTGTCGTAGCCGATAAGCACCGTGCCGGGACGCGGGGCAAACGAGAGGTTGGCGGCGCCCGTGTCCTGCGCGATGGCCGTCTCAAGTTCGGCAAGGTAGTCGCGGAAGATGGCGGTCGTGTCGAAGCCCTTTGCCTCAAAATACTTGAGTTTGGTAGACAGCACCATCACACGAGCAGGGTAAATGCAGGTGTCGTTGTCTGCCGTCATCGAAGTCTTGGGCGCGCCCGTTGCGCTCTCGGCCCATGCGTTGCTGCGGTACTCAAAGCCAAGCAACTCGCCAGCGTTCATACCCGGCCAAATCTGGAAGTATTTGCCGAGCAGACGGTAACGGATACGGGGGCCGGTCGAGATGTAGCCCGAGAGCAGCCACTCCCATTGCTGCGGCGACTCGGGGCCGAGCATCTCCCACCGCTTGCTCTTGTCCCAATGCGTGCGGTTGACGCTGCTGTAGTAGTCCGAGGGCAGGCCGTACTTGACCTTCTGGAATATCAGGTTGCCGTTAACCTGCGCCTGTGTCGGCTCGTAGTTGATGGAGACAGCCGAGGGCGAAAGCACGCCCGTCACATAGGTGGCATTGGGGATGCCGACGCCCTGCACCTGATAGGTCGAGTCGATGGCCGAGGTGTCAGGAATGCCGGTGAGGGTGTATGCCGAGGTCGTCCACGTTCCCGTGGTGCTGATGGCCTCGGTGTAAAAGGTGTGCTGCTTGGTCAGTTCGCGCCAGTCAGCGCGCCGCATCAACTCGTACCCCGAGGCGTTCATCAGGGCAAGAATCTGAACCACATCCTGATTGGGGTTTCCCGCGACCGTTGAGGGGATGGGCAAACCCAGTTCAGCGGTGACCTGCTGAACCAACGCCAACATGGTTGTGGTGCTCATGCGTTAACTCTCCACGGCTGGCTCTCGCTTCGGGCGACCGGGCTTGCGCGCCATAAGCGCAGCCATCTGTGCCTGAAGTTCGGCCAGTTGCTTCTTGGTTTCGTCGAGTTGGTTCTCCGTCTCGGAGCGATTGCGCCGAGCGAGGAACGCCTTTGCCTTCTCACGCAGGCCGGTGCCGCCCATCCCGATGCGCTGCAACTGCGCGTCGGATGCGCTGGCGACCTGCTCTACGGTCTGGAACTTCAGGATGCGAAGTTCCTCAATGTGTCCACGGGTAATGTCGCCGCTGCCATCGGTAAACCAGACATCAAGCGAGGTGCCAATTGCGGGGGCGTCCTGCTCGTTTTGCTTCATCTGGAAGTAGAGATACTGACGCGGGAAACGCTTTTTGTGCTCTTCCGTCACCGGCTGCTCAATGATGGTCGTCTTGTCGCCGGGGATGTTGATACGCACAAACGGCTTGTTGTCCCATTTCGGGTCTACATCCTTTGCGATGTAAAACTCGACTTGGAGTTGCTCGTCCGCGTTGAAAATGTCGCTGTCCAAAGGCATCGTCGTTACTCCTGTGGGGAGGGGGGAAGAATCACAGGTTGTTGACCTGTGTTAAGGTCGCAATGACCGAAGGAATCGCAGGCCAGACACTTGTGGCGCTGGCCGCAAGGATTCTAGCGTTGGTATTGTCCGTTGCCCACATTAATTCGACGTAGTGTGTGGGTTCCAACTGGATGATGAAGTTCCACGCCGCAACAAGCCGTGCCGCCGTTCCCTGCAACGCAACAGTGCTGGCGGTGTTGGGGACGTTGACGCCGTTCTTACGCAGCCAGATATAGACGTTAACCGTGCCGCCCGAAGTCTGGTCAAGTTGCGCCGAAAACTGGACGTTGTAGACGCCCTGATTGGCTACGACAAGCCGCGACGAGGGCGACCCAATGGACACCCCGTTGCTGCTGTCGGTCGTCGTAAAGGTCATGGCGTAGGCGGTGTCAATTGACGCCGCGACCTGCGTGCTGGTGTCCGAGAACGCCCCGTAGTGCAGGATGGGGACAGACCGCCCGAAGCCCTGCAACTCTTCCCAGAGCGTATTGCTGACCGCAAAGAACATGGCCGAGCAGTCGGCGTTGATTGTGCCGAAGCCTGCGTTGTTGATGCTGCTACCCGCGTCATACGGGTACACCGTGATGGGGTTGGCGGTGCTGTTCTTGACGATGACCGTCTCGCCCATCTCCGTCGGGGGCAGTCTTACGCCCGTGCCAACCGCCGCGCTATTTACATTGGTGTAAACATAGGTCAATTGCAGCGCATTGCCTGCCGAGGTTCCGGCTGCGGTTGCCGTGCTGATGCCGTCGCCACAAATGGAGACGGTCTTGAGGCTGTCTACGCCTGCGCCCAGCACCCGTGAGGGTATGGCCATCTCAAGCCGCCAGCGCCATCTTGCGGCGCTCTTCGATGATGGCGGCAATCAACCCCGGCCCTTTGGCCTCCACCGTGATTTCGGGCATCACGGTGTAAATCATCTGGAACTCGTTTGCCTGCTGCGCCATCGCAGCATTGCAGGTGAACTTGCGCTTCTCCGCGCCTACAAACACATCCATCGTCGGGCCGGTCATCTCGCCCGTGAACCGCTTAATGCCATCAGCCCGGTTGCAACTGTCGTAACCGTACAACACAAAGTTGCGAAAGCCAAGCAGGTACCCGATGTTGATGGCACGCATCCCCGAGGTGGTGCCGCCGCCGACCGCCAACTTGCCAGCGCCCAGCGCCTTCATCTCCGGCCCCTCTGACCACGAGTGCCACAGGACAACCTTGCGCTCTTTCAGCGTGTCGAAGGTAGCCGGTGGGCAGCGGGAGGCAACAAGGTAGGTGGTGTGCGCGTTATGGCGCTGTATACCGCTTGTGCGGTCACGGGGGTCAAGGTTGACCCACAGGTCAGGCTCTATGCCGTTCTCGCACAGGAAGTCGTGTGCGGCCTTTACAGCGACAATCGGGCGACCGGCCTGTCGCTGCGCCCGAATGTCCTCTACGAAACTAGGCATTGACCACCCACTCGCTACACACACGAATGTTCCATCGTGGGTGCAGAGAGCGGGGGCCAACTCTGGCAACCCACGGGCAAGCGACGAGCGGATGTTGGAACAGAGTTCCTCCGGTTTGCCAGCCGCCTGCACCGTGAGTTCCAGTTTTTGCATGGTTACGGGGTCGCGTTAGACGGAACCGGGATAACCATGGTGAACGCTGCAACCGCAGTCATAGCCGAGGTAGCCGAGGCGGTCACTTCCGTGACCACGCCAGCGACCAGAGCGCCCGACACGGTGGCATCATCCAACCGGCCTTCGGTGCTGGTGGTGTAGAGGGCAACCGCCGGGAGGCAGGAAGCCGACACATTCACCCGCACCTTGCCGCCCAACTGCACCCAGCCGTAGTAGCCAGACGCAATTGACACCTGCGCGAAGCCGATACGCTTGGTATCAGCAACACGCGCCGTCGTCGCATTGGTGACGACATTGGTGTTGGGGATGCAAACAGCGTTGTACTGCGAGATGGCCGAAGCCGCCTGCACATACACCGCCAAACCACCATCATCAAGCGTCACGACCGTGCCGGTATTAATGGCAGGGGTCGAGTCGGTATAACCGAGAGCAGGGTACGCAAACCCGTTAACAATAACAGTCATTTTCGTATCCCCTATCAGTTAATCAACACGCCGCAGAACTGCGGGCCAGACGAGGTAAGGTTACCCGCCCAGCCAATCAGTTTCACGATAGCGTCTTGGTTGACAGCCTGACGGTCGCCGCCAATCGGGACAAAGTTTCTGTCCTTGTGGGGGCGGAACATCAGGTACTTGGTGTTGAGGAACCACATATGGTTGGCATTGCCCACGCCGCCGTTGTACGACGACGAACCAATACCACCATCAAGCACCACGTCCGAGGCCATGCCCGCGCCAAAATACTTCAGCGAGGCGAAGCCAGCGCCAGCCATGCCCGAACCGGAGTCCGTGATGCGCTGGATGGCCTGAAGGCTCTGGAGGTAGAACTTGTAGTAGTTGTTGTCCGCAACGATGAGGTCGGGCTTGTCAGTACCACGAATCAACTGCACCGCAACCGCATCCATGTAGCCTTGAATGTTGCTGCTGGTGACAGCGCCCGTGCCGTCGCCCGTGGCCGAGAAGGCCACCGAACGCCAGAACTGCCACACCTGACGGTTGATGCCGCCGTAGGTGCCAGTCGACGGGCTATCCGGCACAGCAGCAGCAAGACCCGTGAGGTTCTTACCCGCGTTGCCGGTACCGTCGCCGTACAGGTCACCGCTGATGCGGTTCGCCAGTTGCGCCTCGGCAACCTCCATACGACCGTCGAGCAGGTCGATGATGGCTTCCTTACCCGAGTTCTGAATCATCTCCAGACCCGAGATGGACACAGCAGACGCATACTGCGTGATGCTGAACTGCGCCGCAGAGATGGGCGAGTTCTGACCGACGTTAAGCACCTCGTACCCGGAGTACGAATTGGTGTTGTTCGTGGTGGTGTCGTTGTACATGATTTCTTGCAAAATCACGTTACCGCCCGAGAACGTCTTGACGTTCCCGCGCTCCTTCAGACGACGAAGCAACGCATTGTTGTTCGTCACGTTGTCAGCGAGTTCACCGCTACGGCTCTGAATGTTAGTAGCGATGATGTCGCTGATACTGGAGTTAGCAAAAGACATTTAATTGACTCCTGAATCAGTTAATTACAACCGCGAACTGGATTCTTCAAACGCTTCTTCCAGCATTGCGCGGCGACTATGCGCTTTGGGAGCCGTGTTAGTTCCGGGTGTGGAACCTCTGACGCTGACCGCTGCTGCTCGGGCGGCTTTCGCTGCCCGGTTCTTCTCCGTTGCCTGACGTTGTGCAACCTCTGCCTGTCGGGCTGATAGCACCTTGTCAAACAAATCTGAATCAAGCCGAATGGCCTTCTCGTAGGCGTCCTCAAGCGTTTCAGCCACCCCAGATTGGAGCAACTGAATCATCGTCGGACGCGCTTCCTCGAAGTGTTCAGCCGTCATTGAGAAACTGTTGATTTCGTTTAGCAGGGTCTGGTTTTCGGCCATCTCCTGCTGCTGCTTCCACCCCATGACCTCGCCACGGACGGTGTTCAGTTCGTTCTGCAACTGATACACCATCGGGTCGATGGAGGGTTGGGCGGCCTGCTGACCACCCTGCATGACTTGGTTAAGGTTGATGCCGTAGGACGCAGCCAACTGCGTCAGGTACTGCATCTTCTGCGCCGGGGGGCTGTTACGCAGCGTGTAGTCGGCCTGCGCGAGAGCGGCAACCGCCTGCTCCGGCTTCAGGCCAAGCCCCTGAATGGTCGGCAGGTACGGCTCCAGCGCCTGATTCATCGCATCGGCAAACTGCGCCTTTGAGAGCAGCGGCTCCACGCCGCGCTTCATCTGTTCTTCGCGCTGCCAAGCGTATTCTTGAATCTTGGGGTCAGCCTTCGACCAGTATTCGTGATATTCCTTTTTCCACGAGGCAGGCGGCTTGCGCCACACGGGTTCCTCGGCAGGTTCAGCAACCTGCGGTTCCTCGACCTGCTTCTGGGCAAAGCGCCCTTGCTCGTCCCGTCCCTGCGGCGGGGTGTCCTCGGCCTGCTCAAACTGCTGTTCGAGCAACTCCTTGCGGTCGAGCGTCTCTGCCTGTGGGGCTTGTTCCATTACCGTCTCCTGTGGGGGTCGTGGGTAAATCGGATTTCATCGCGCAACCGCGACAACAACTTGTTGGCATCCGAGTGCGTCATGTTCGCCAACTGGTGGCGCAACACATCCACTCGGCTGTTCTGGGGTTTGGGTTTGCTCACGAACTTGGTCGGGTCATCGTTGCCGACCTCGACGCAACCGTTGGCCTTGAGGTGCCGACGATGCTGGGAGCGCGAGGTAATCATGCGCCCGTCAATCATCGACTTGTACGGCGCGATGTCGGGGACAACGTAGTGATAGCGCCCACGCTCGTCGCGCTTACGCTCCACAAACTCGCCGTCAACCATCACATAAGTTCGTTTCATAGCAGCAACAATACTTCTTCGTCGTCCATTTCCTGATGCTCTCGCATCAGTCTCTCCACCCTGTCGATGTCGCTTAACAGCGCATCCCAGTTAATCGTGGGTTGTGCGATGTTAACAGTTAAATGCGGTTCAACAATCCTCTCTGCAATCTCTGGGCGTGCTTCGTGCAGTTGCTCGTAAACCGAGATTAACTCTTGCTTGCGCCTTTCACGCCTTTCTTGCTCTTCTTCCCACCGCTTCTTGCGGTTCTTGTCGCCTTCGTGGGAGTCGCTGATGACGATGATGGGCTGGACGGAGGCGGTGAGGGTGCCGGTGGCTCCGGTCGCTTCCACACCGGCAAGCGCAACCTCTCCTTGAAGGCCGACAACACCTGTCGCGCCAGATGCTCCCACACCAGAAAGGGCAACCTCGACCGAATCGGTTTCATCTCCGACGACTCCGACGGCAGAGACACCCGTAAGGCTCGCCTCAAGGCTTGCTCCGACGCTTCCCGTCGCGCCCGTTGCAGAATTGCCCGAGAGCGTGACGCTTTGCTGGGTGCCGAGGCTACCGACGCCGCCTGTTCCGGTGACGCCTGTGACCGGGAGGCTGTCCCATTGCGCGTCATCCCATGTACCTGTGTCCCACGGCCCCTTCGCCACGGCTCATCACACAATCCGCATCAGCGCGGTAGAGGCATCGTTAGTCGGCATGGTCAGGATGAAATTACCCGCCGTGACCGTCTGCGCCCCGAAGGTGTAAACCGCGACCGACTTGTCGGCCTGCGTGCTGTTGTAAATCAACACCGCGTCAAACGCCGTCGTCAGGGTCACCGCCGAATAAGTCAGCGAGGCAGAGGGCGTCCAATACGCCGTGGTTCCGCTTGAGGTGGGCGCTGTGGCGTTAGAAACGGTGATGCCGCCTGCGCTATACCCCGCGCCCGACACCTCTCCAGAGGCGTTATAGGCGGTCGTGGCAGCGTTAACGGTAGCCGTGGCCTCGTAGAGCGCAGCCTTGAAGGTGTCCTTGTTGGTGT